TGTGCTGGCTTGAGATCCCAAGCCCAAGAGGAAGCCCAAGAGCCTGCGTGACTATCTCTTCCCGGGGAATAGTCTGGTTTTGTCTTTGGACTGAATGGAAAATTTACCCCAGACTTTTTAGAGCGATCATGCCACCAATCGACTGGAGCCTGATACCATTTTTTTTTGGTTGGTATTTCCCCAAACAGTTTTTCGAAAATCTCTTTATCCATTCCCAAGCCGCGATACATTTTACCACTCTTGCGTAGCTGAAAGATTTTCGGATAATTTTGGTTCTTGATCATATCTAAGATAACTTCTGTGGCGTTTCTAGGCAAAGATGTCGTTCCTGACTCGTAATGTTTTTCTAAAAGATCTTCCAAATGCTTCTCGAGATCTGTATATTCTTCTGTTGCGGCAGCAGAGGATGGCTTCAGTTTTTCATCCGGGAAAACATACTTGCCAAGTGGACCGTCGCCGTCCACTTCATTCATGAATTCCCTAAAATTTTCCATGATCAACTTCATTAATACGTGTACCGGCCATAAAGATAAGGTGCGAAAAGATTATGTTGCTGAATCGACCCTTTGTTAACAGCTGCAGGAACTTCGCCCAATTCTGTTGAATATTCGTTATCTGGGTCCAGAAGAGCATCGTCTTGAAGATCGTCATAAGCAGTAGTACCAGCAATATAAGGTTGCTCGGTCTCCATCCATTCAGAGATTTTAAGTAACGTTACTTTAATTGGATCATGAGATTTGGAATCCATAATTTGTCCTTCTAGAGAACCATAAATGTTTCCACCTTGAATAGAATCATGATTAATAACTCCTTGCCCTCTCAAATATTCTAAAAGCCTAGATTCGGCACCGTAAACTGCATCCGACACCATTTCTTTGGCAAAAGTAATAATCTTTTTAGAAGTTGGCTGGACTACAATATCTATATCTTTGTGATCCAGAATCATCAAATCGCCGTTGAGGGCATTACGAAGTTTTAAGGAAAATTCTATTTTGTCTTTTTCAACAATTTCAATTTTAATAGTTTGCTCTTCAGGAACCGGGGCAGTTTCTTCATCGGTGATGTTAATCTTTACTGTCATTCTTGGTTACCTCCGCAATTAAATCTTGAATATAAAAAATTTCTTCAATCATTTGCTGATTTATTGGAGTTTGTGCGTACTTGTCCAGCTTTACCTTAACTTTTTTAAAATTTTCGTTATTAGGGTCTGCCGCCCCTTCTACGATTCGCTGCTGCACGGCGTTCTTGAGGCGCCCAATCTCTTCATTTAAAAAACTTTTTAATCCGAGCCCATTATCCGAAAACGATACAATATAATTTGTAAGAAGTTCCTTCTGTTCTTTTAGAAGGGTTCTTTCATAAGCATTATTAAATTTCTTTACAAAAGTTTTGTATTCAAGATTATCCAAATGTTTCATTTCGGTGAGTGTGTTTTCTTTTCTTCCAAGAAGTTTAACCAAATTGTTCTCGAGCATGATTCTTTTTTTTGCTGCAAGTTTATTGTTTTGGAAATAAAGACCAAAAGAAGCAATATCTTTGTAATTTGGAACAAAGTTTGAAAAATCACCATGCCCTAGTTGTTTATTGATAATATCTATTAAGCTTGTTTGAGCATTAAATATTTTCTTACGATCAATTCCTAGGAAATCTTTCTTCGTTTCCTCGAGAAGTTTGCGAGAGAAGTTTGGTTCAAGTTTTTTACATTCCAGTAGAGAGTTATATAATGTAAGTTCTTCGCGAAGAATACTGTTTTTATGAAAAAATTCTTTTAAAATTTTCTTTGTAATTCTTTGTCTTTTTTTATCTTCTCGAACGACTGCTCTTGTTAATTCTTTTATCAGACACTCGTAAAGAAAAGCGGTATTTCTTTTCTTATTATGTTTCATGCTTGTTTCCTTATGTTATTCTTCTTTGATAATTTGTTTTAATTGTTCATTGGTTATTTTCATCTTGCTTGTCCTTGTTTAAAGACTCAATTAGAGTTTTGATTTCGAAGTCAGTAGTAAATAGTTTATCTTCTTCCAAAATGTCTGAGTTTTTTGCTTCCGTCACTCCTCTCGCGAGAGAGTCTAAGCCGCCGAAACCAATTTTCCCGGGAAACGTTTTACGAAGGGTGCCGATTTCTCCAACAGCAGTATTAATCATTTGCTTCTTTAGGCCGCCTTTTTTGTAAGAACGTTTATGTCTGCTATAGGGACCGCGCTTCTTCGGTCGTGCGTCATCATCACGCTTGGCTGGTGGTTCAGCCAACAAAACTTCTTCTTCACCTGCAGGCTCTTCGCCGCCAAGTTCTTCACCTCCGAGTTCACCTCCGAGTTCTTCGCCTCCAAGGTCTCCTCCAAGATCGCCTCCAAGGTCTCCGCCCATTCCTCCACCGGGGGCGGCCTCCTCGGGAGGGGCAGCTGCAGCCTCAAGACTAGCCATAAACTTCCTATCATGGTACATCTCTCTTTGCATTCGGATAAACTCATCCTCAGATAACCCAAGAAGGTTTTCTGCTACCCAACGTCTAGAAAAATAACCTTCTGTCGCTGCACCAGCAATCTCAAATTTTGTACTCCAATGTTCCAATTCTTGCATTTCTGCAATCTTGCTAGGGTTATTAAGAGATAATTTAAAACCAGTTAAGTCATCGTCACGATAACCCATAGTATAAAGGTGGATAATCCCAATCTTTTCAAGTTCGGAAATAACAACTCGCTGAAGCCTTTGGATAGTTCTAGCAAAGCGAATATCTTTTTGAGCCAGAGTTGTTTTGTCTTCTGTTGCCCCTTCGCCCATTGTGAGATAGGACTGAGGAACTTTTAAAGCAGAAAACAATTTATCTCTAAGATATTTGACATCTTCAATTTGTGCTGTCATTGGCCCCCCTGGAAGGGAAACAATATCTGTTGCTGAAGTTCCACCTCGGATTGGAATAAAATAATCTTCTTCTATAGAAAGAGGATTGTATCTCAAATCCACACGGCCGGTTCCCGGATCAACAACTTGATGTCGTTTCATTTGAGTCATAACTTTTTGCATATATTGTTCAACATCTTGCGGTGCAATGCCGCCAACGTCAATTTTGAACACCCTCCGTTCCGGTGCTCGAACAATTCTATAAGCCATCATAGCATCTTCTAAGAGCGTAAGTTGCCTCCAAATTCGTCGAGAAGGCTCCAAAGCACTGGTTCCGTATGGGGCATGTTTGTCATGTCCCAAAACTCTAAAATGTGCCATTTGCCAATTTTCAAGGGTTAAGCCGGCGTTATTCCATTGAAATTGAACGTAGTTGGGGTTCGTTGGGTCTTCTCCTTCCAAGCGTTCAATCTCTTGTGGAGGAAGTCCAATGCAATTTCTAATCCCAGTGTGCTCATCGATATCAAGATAAAGAAATAAATCACCATATTTACACATTGTACGTGCCCATCCGAAAAGATTATGATCAACATTCATAATATTATAATAAAGGGAATGAAGAATATATTTAATTTCATCATTTGGACATTTGATATGAAGCATCGGCGTGAGACTAGAATGAGTTGTCATTTCATCTGCATAAATATCCAATGAAGATGCAATCTCTGGTGTGAATTCCATTTGATCAAAATCAACATAACGCTCTGATCGATTTCTATTTGAAATCATATTAAGAGTAGTTATGTTCATTGGGTTGTATTCAGTTTTTTTGAACTGCTGGCCGGAAGCTGACTTAAATCTTTTGGCATAAATATCTAAATGTCGACGCCTTAATTGTCTTCCTGATTGTGTTCTTCGTTGAATAATTGGTCCTGAAAAAAGCCTTGTCAGGGCTCTAAACAATTGTGATTGGTTGTTGTTCGGGTTTCTATCGTTACGTGCCATTTTTTATCCTTTATAAATCCAAAAAAATTCTTTCATATTTTTTAATTCTTCTTCGTGTTTTTCTACAAATGTTTGATCATAACCTTCCTGTCCTTTTATTTGAGTGTTCAAGGTCGTGGTTGATTTCATTAGTCCTCCGATCATTGCTTTCTTGTATTCTATATCTAGTTGGTTTTCTGTTAATGCCGTATCTTTCACCCAGCAGGCAATTGCTAAAGACATAACCAAATCATCATTGTAAGAACGCATAGCTTGTGGTTTCCCATTATACCATATAAAAGTTTTCATTTCATGAAATAAACGATTAGAATGTAAAGTAATTAGTTTATTGCGAATGTACTCCTCCATTTTAGCTACGATTAAAGGCCTAGTTTTGGTTGATGTTGTAAAGCCAGGAACAGATCTATTGTTATTCTCTGCCTCATGCGCTTCAATATATTCATGGGTGGATTTAATGGAATAATAGAGCTTTGGGTAATTTAATGTAATTAATTTTTCTAGAATAGAAATTCCTATTCCATTGTTTTCAACAACAAGTAGGCAATTTCCATATTCTCTCCCGGCGTCATAGAGAATATTTGAATAAAGGTCTAGATTGGGTTTTCCTTGATATTCTGCAACCACTGTCAAGTTGTCTAAACGTATTACATGAAAAACAGAATAATCCGTGCCGTCTCCACGTGCAACATCCGCCACAAGAAGATATGGAGCCCCTTCAACATATTTTTCCCAAATCCAAAAATTCCTATCATATCCAGTTCTGTAGACAGGATCCTTCAAATTTTCAAAAAGCCACTGCATATCATCTGCGTGGATAACCGTGTCACCAGATGTATTAAAATTACATTCTAATTCTTGAGCGATCTGTCGTCGGGACATGTTTTTTGTTTCATTGTTGAACCACTTTTGATCTCTTTCCGGATGAACCTCCCAAGACAACCTAATAGGATGAAAATCATTTTCCTCAGCTTCTGCTGCGGCATAGGTCTTGTGGAACCAGTTTCCTACCCCTTTAGGGGTTGATAAGGCTATGCAGCGACCTCCTGTTGACAAAGTGGGGTAAAGACCCGTCCACAGATCTGCAAGACCTTCTACATGTGCTGCCTCATCTATAACGAGCAGCGATAACGCTTCCGAACGTCCAGCATCGCCAGAAGTGGTTCCTGCTTTGATCTGAGATCCGTTGGATAGTTCGAATGAAGTTTTATTATCCGTGACGATCTTTGAAATTTTGATCCAGTCAGGGAGATGTTTCATAATTGATTTTACTTTTTTCACCAAGTTGGCTGCTGTTTGAAATTTGGTTGCAACTACAAGAATATTCTTGTCTCGATGAAAAAGCATAAACCAGACAATGTATCCCGCTGAGATTGTGGAGAT